ATTTTCTGTTCGGTAACTCGTGCTTGAATTATAAGAGCTGGATTAAAACCATTGTCATAAATCTTGATTGTGTCCCCAATTTCTACATCTATAAAGCCATCTACTTCATATGTCACCGCAGGATAACAATGTTTTTTTAGCTCATTGTAAGCCAATCGGCGCAATTCTTTTGGATTGTCTGTCTCATAAGAGAAATCCTTTCGTATCCATTGATCATCGAATGTGTTTGGACTAAAAACAGATGGATACATTTGCATTGAGATAGGGGCGTATAGAGATTCATTCCGTTGATAAAATTCAAGGATTCCATCCCTCGTTACAGACCAAGGATCTAACCCTCGAAGTGTTACCACCTCTTCTACTTCTTCTCCCTTTTCATTTTTAACACGTCTTTTACCTGTGGGTCTAATTGCGTTAAAAACGCCTGTCTTGTCAACTTTTCTGGTGATAGAATTTAGATTTTTACCATAAGTTAGCTGTATGTCATTTCTGACACGCCCAACTCCTTGGTGGTTATCATCATTCTCTCGATACACATTAACCCTAAATGATTTGATAGAACTATCGGCATTTAATTGTGTATCAAACTCGATTTCTGCATCGAATTTGTTAGCCAAACTAAGCAAACGGGCTAGATTAGTATCTTGTCCCTCCCATTCTAGGGTTAGTCTCTTATCTGAAATTTCGTTAATTCCAACAGAAAGATTGCTAAAACCAAGTAGCCCCATTTCTTGGCAATACTCAACAAATGACATTGGTCTTTCTGCTTTGTACGAATTGGCATGCTCATTAATCAAATCAAGATTGAGGTTTTCACAATAACATTTGATTGTCTGCTCGTTTTCCTCAACAGTCATCACATTGAATAGGTAGGTGCGCCCATGGTATCGAAACGAAACCCAGGCACGCTCATTCAGATATTGATAAGCCTTAGATAACGCAGTATCCGATTTAATGGCTTTTTTAAATACAGTGAATTCAAATGTTGAGGAGCCTGTCGTCAAATCCCTCACCCAAGTATCGTCGTAATAATTAAGCGTATTTTGCTTGTCGTTATCAACAAAAGCAACTTTTTGCAAACTTGCATCATGAATTGTTAATAGCATTATAGCCACCTTTCTTCAAATTCAATCGTTACTGTCGGATGTTTTTTGATAAAGCTAGAGAAGTACAGCTCTAATTTTGAATTACCTGGAGAGATAGAGAGCCATTGAGAACCATCTACAACCTCGCTAGCTTTTGCAATATCATCAATATAGACTGTGTCGTCTTCGCTGTTGATGACAACATTTGAACCAGTCGTAAAACGGTTAGGAATATCTCTTGTCTGCGTAACAAAGTCTTTTCGATAATAAAAACCATCCAGATACATATGAGAAACTATTGGATGATCTCGATACGCCCCTATTGTCACATGAATTCTAGCGGATTTTTTCCCTTTAATCTCCGGAATAATGAAAGTAGAGTAAGAACCATCATAAAAAACTTGGATTCTGTCATCATTACGTTTTAAGTCAGACCATCCTTTGGCCACGCTGAAAGGATTTCGGTCAGCAGTTGTTGTACCATCAAATCTCCAACGCCCCAAGATACGATAACCACCGTTCCCATCGCTTACAAAAAAGTTGTATTCACAATCAGAACTAAGATCTCGTTTAAAAGTTTCTACTCCATATAAAAATTTTCCTGCTGTATCAGATACGGTAATTTTGATGAATCCATATTGGTTGTTTGCCTCTGCCCAAAAAACTTGCCTCCACCACAAATAGTCATCCAGTGATCCTGTTGTTTTAGCGCTATTAGCTGGAATATCCCACGACAAACTAGTTGCATAGTTGTGTAATTTGGTTTCTCCTCGCAAATCTTTCAATCGAATATGTGAGCGATCCCAGAGATTCACCATCTCAGCTGTTCCGACTACATACTCTGTATTATCGTTTGTAACAGCTTGATTTTTTAACGCTTTAATAAAACCATTTGAGATCTCATTATCTCGATAGTTAAGCAGCATTTCTGATTTTTGAGATGGCTCAGTAAAAGCATCTTCGCTATTTCCGATTTCAAAAGAACCCGTGTTATTCGCTATACCGATATAACCGTTATCTGCATTGTGCTTGACTTTTACGATTGGATTTGCTGGAACTGTTCCACTATTGACCAAATCAAATACCATTTTATTTCCTGTTACGGTAGCGTTAGCTATGCTATCAAACTTTTTGTAAACTGAACTATGAGCCACCCCATCAGGAATGACAAGTTTAAACTCTGAGCGCTGAAACCATCTTGTCAAGTTTTCTGGGGTAATTTCATCTACTGGTAACCCCAGATAATACTTGTCCGGTTCATCGCCATAAACAACTTTTACAGGCTCTAGCACGTTCAAAACGCCAGCCAATTCATGTTTGAGGCGCTCAAGAGCCTCCCCATCACGCTCAATCATGTCAAACTTGATAGTATGCTCCTTTTCCCCACGTTTCACTTGTTGGATGTTAACTCCCAATGAGGGAGCGTTATCAAATGTAACGCTCCTCTTGTTTCCAATAGGGCGAATAATATCCTTGATTTTGATGAAGCGTGACATATCAACACCGTTAAAAACCATCGTTTTCGTCATTCAAGAATACCTCTCATTCTATTTTCTCGTCTGAGTTGCTCTGACTGATATTTAGCGAATTTATCACCTGTTTTAGCGATCAATGTACCATCGTTTAAGTACATTTCGCTCGGTCGTCTAACAGCCGTTTCAGCCACATCTAGGGCTTTCTCTAGCAATTCGCTAGATTTGTCCATAGTGACCTTGATTTTTTCAGCTATTGTCTGCTTACTACTTTGTTTAACAGTCACTTGAGCACCTAGTTTCTTGTTTAATCCAAGTGCAATTTCTGGTCTAGTATCAATCATCATGCTTTCTTTTAATCGCAACATCGATCTTTTAACAACGCCAGCATCCGCCTCGATACCAACAGCGATACCTTGAGGGATAAATCGTCCGACTTCATCACGCATCGCTTTGGACGGAGACTGGATTCTCAGAGCATCTTTGATAGTCTCTTTTACACTTCTTGCTATTGATCTAGCAGTTTCCAAAACAGCTTCAGTACCATTATTCAATCCAGTGTTTAAACCAGCCATTGCCATTTCACCTGCATATGTGAAATCTGATGGTAGGTTATTAAACGGCTCTTTGATTTGAGTTGATAATGTTGTCACTGAATTTGTCGGTTGCGACGCACCATTATCAATACCCTCAGCTAATCCAGTAGTGATAAAACCACCATACTCATTAAATACACGAGATGGGGAATTGATATCCATTTCGCTCGTAAAGGATTCTTTTATATTATTAGCCATGTTTTTAGAAGATTCTCCAGCGGTAGAAGCTCCTTGTTCTATCCCTTGACTGACCCCGTTGGGGATTTCTTGTCCCAAACTAGAAAAGTCAGCGGCCGCAATTTCTTCTTGCAAACTCGATACTTGACTTTGTACAATGCCCTTGATCTTGTCTGTGATACCCAAAGCACCCGTATCCATACCAGCAGTTAAGCCATTCATAGCTGACTCACCACCTTGAGTAAAGACTTCGTTCAAAGTTGCCAATTTTTCATCTGATGCGTTGACAAGTTCTTGAACGTACAGCCCACCTTGAGGCCCCATCTGTTGCAATTTAGCCAAAATCCCCTCATTTACTCCACGTTCGGCTAGTATATTGAGGTTTGTTGCCCAATTATTAACCGCCTCTTGGTTTTTTTGAAGGTTGGCAATCATTTCATCGACACTAATAGCTGACTTCATTTGTATCTGATCAAACATGTTCGTAGTTGTCTCAAGTAATTCATTGTACTTAGTACGCATGTCATCGATTGCTTTTTGTTGAGATTTAGACATATTTTCGTATGCTACAACTTGTCTATTTGAACCATTTTCGGCAGCAGCAGCCATCGCTTCAGATGCTGATTGTTGAACTTGAGAGGTTTTTTCGTACTCGGTTTGCAATTCTGTCTGGGTATTCTTAAGCTCAGTTTCCTTGTCGTTGAGTTCTTGCAGTTTTTCTTTGCGGACACTATCGCTAACATTGGACTCTTCATTCCACTTATTACGTTGTTCTGCAATCTGCTTTAGTTGTTCGCCAATTTCAGCACGCTTTTGTTCGATATCAAGCAGGTTCTTCTGGGATGCCTCCCATGTTGATTCTGCCTCCATCGCTGAGATACGAGCTTTGATTTGGTCACTGTTATGAGATAAAGAATCTGAATTCTTATCATAAGCTAAATTTAGACCACTAACAGAGGCATTTAAAGCATCAATCTTTTTCTTGAGATTTTTCTTGTCTGCTGCTGTCTTATTTGTCTTTTGTGATAACTGGACAATTTCGTCAGCCAATTTTTGATAAGATTCTGTATTACCTTTTACAGATTCAAGATTTTTTTGACGTTCTTTTGCGCTTTGTTTAACAGAATCCGTTAATTGATCCGTACTCTTGACTAGCTCCTCTTGTTCTGATTTGAGGCGTTTAGTTTCCTCGCTCTCTGCAGTTAACCATTGCCACAAAGCAACACCAGCGCCGACCAGTAAACCGATAGCACCAATTACCCAACCAACAGGGCCTGTTAAAGCTGTCAATGCTGCTTTAAATGCCGTTGTTGCAGCAGTTGCAGCAATAGTAGCAGCAGTTTGTAAACTAATAGCACCAGTTAAAACACCATAAAGTACATTAGATGCTGTCAAAGCACCGTTATTGGCCAAGTTAGCGACCATTTGAGCTTTTGTAACTGTTCCACAAGTTGCTTGTGCTGCGGTCATTAAATTAATAATCTGTATTGCTCCTGTGGCCGTTGTTTTGAATGTTTTCCACGCGCTTATCAAGTCCTTAGTCGTTTTTACCGCTTGATTGATGGTACGCATAGTTACTAAAGCAGCAACTAAACCGATAATAGCCGGTGTCAAAAATGAGATTACAGAAACTCCAGTACCTAAAACACTAAACAAAGTCTGAAAAACAGGTGTGCTAGCTTTAATTACGTTGACAATAACACCAAAAGCAGCATTGATGATTACTTTCAATGCATCAAAGTTCTCAGCAATCGTCTTTCCTGTTGCTGCCTTTGTCAAATCATCAAGAGCCTTGATAGTATTCGCTACACCTTTAACAACTGCGTTTTTTAAGTTCCCAAAAGATGTCTGGATCCCTTTACTGTTAGTTTTAGCAAGTTCAGCAAAACCACCAACGCCACCATTCAATTCAACCAATTTGCTTGAAAATTGGTCGAAAGTGATACGCCCCTCTTTTAATGCAGAATAGAAATCATTCTGAGCAGATTGTCCAGC